ACTCAAATTTGACGCTTTGTCTTTCTTAAAGTATTCCAACCAGCTGACTGACAGTGCGTGTTCGTCAGGGCGCCGAGCGAACGCCTGCGGCAATAGCCCTAACACCTTGCCGTCCTCATCTTTGAGCAATCTAGCCGGTGGCACATAGCGCATTATGTGATCCTCTCCGGGGAGAAAATTGCCGCGCTTGATAGCCACTAGCCGAACCACTCTTCGACGTGATGCGGTTGTAGACCAGCCGCCAAGCGACTCACTGTTGTATCGCCTACATAGTGTTCAACCTCGTCCTCAACCGTGCGCGAGATTATCCATTTGACGCGGCCGCTTACTGAAAATTCAATCGTTAGTCGACTAGTCCCCGCCGTCCATGCTGCGATGAGTTGCCCCGAATGGGTAAGACCTAAGCCAGGTCGCTTTTTTGGCTTTAGTTCGCAGATCGCCTTCAGAAAAGTTGCAAAAGACTCCCGCTGGAGCGGCTCATCTCCATGTTCCCAATCATCCACATGGTGAAGGGAATCAATCTGATTGAAAAGCTTGCTGCGCCATTGCGAATCCAAGTACATCGCAACTTGAGACGTTAGCACCTTAACCCCTACGGTGGCATCGAATAGCTTTTCTGTAAGGCTCTCTGCATGCGAACCAAGCAATGACGGTGCCGTCGGGCTTCGCAATTGCTGAAGGCGGCTTTTAATCTCAACTGTGTCCTTACTGAGGACCTGGGGGAACTCGAGAAATGGTTCCTTGTAAAGGGAAATCTGCCCTTTATGCGATGTCGGGAAAAAGGGGCGCTTCGTTAATGCCTCAAAAGCGAACGATGTTGGACTTGTCGAGAGAACAATGTCATTTGCCATCTCTGTCTCCATTGAATATTTCATTTCTTGCGCGCTGAGTAACGCAGGCCTCAAATACCTCATTTTTCTTCAGACGCATTACGTCTAACAATTCGAAGAGAGTTTTATCGCTCTGCGGAACTTTAGAGTCGCGGAATAAATCGAGATCCAAAATAAACGAGCAGTGATTGAGGATCGGGGATGGAACAACCCCCCAGTTCAAGACCAATCTGCAATCAATATCTTCAAAGTAGGAGACTGTCTGAACGGCGCTTGCATGCAGAGGACTCAGTAAATCGGGTACTTGAGGGAAAACGTTGAGGTACTCTTCGTGTTTGATCACCGAATCTCCAGGAATCGGGATATCAATTCTGTTGATGTAGCGCAACCCAATACGCTTCATTTCTTGAAATCCAAACGCCTTCTTCACAAGCTTCCAATCTCTTGCGAATCGCTTCGAAAAAGTTTCCCAGGAAGGGTAGGGCGCCAGCTGGGAAACTAAGAGCGATGTTGGCATCGTCAAGGCAAGTTCCGTCATGTCTTGCGATGAGCGCCGATGCCCCTCAATAAGCCGAGGAGTGACTGTTCCTTGGTCTTGAAGATTACTTAGCTTGAGGTCAAGATTGACGGTCTGCAAGTCCTGGTGAATCGGATAATTCTTGGCCAGCTTGTCGCTGGCTGATCTCAACAGCTCACGGCTTAGGTTATTTGCAAAATTGATACCAATCACAGCTTCCGTGACGGGCGGATGCTTGTATCCTTTTGGTCTCGGCGATGGCGCATTGATTGCTGTCACTGCTGCGGCTTGGAGGCTAAAAAAGGTCGAGAAAGCATGAGATGTGCCAGATCATACCTTCAATGATCACCGCAGGAGCTTGGCAAGCCCCGTCTACACACTGCAAATAGTGCCAATTTCGGCAGTTTCGCATCAAATCAGCTACAACAAGCTCGAATGACCGGGCTTTAAAGCTCGATATACCGCCCGCTTCACAGTTGAAGGGTGCACGTCAAATACCCCGGCTAGGCTGTTGAGCGTGTACCAATTGCCGGGCATGCTGTACAGCTTGACGATATCAGCCTCTACGTCACTCGAGAGAGAACGCTTGCGGCCACAATGCACACCTCGCTGCATGGCGGCCCGCTGGCCGGCAATGGACCTCTCCCGAATTATTCCGCGCTCAAACTCTGCGAAAGCACCGAGCATGTGCATCATCATGCGACCAGCGCTTGTCGAGGTGTCTACCGGTTCAGTGAGGCTTTGAAAACACGCGCCGGCCTTCTCGATGCGTTCGAGAATCGCCAGCAGATCGATTAGCGATCGGGCGAATCGATCAATCTTGTAGACCTTAACCACATCACCAGGGCGAAGCATGGAGAGCAAAAGCTGCAAGATAGGCCTGCTGCCCACTGAACTCCGCTTTTCCTGCAAGACCTGCTCGACGCCACCGCGATGAAGTGCGTCAAGCTGTAGAGTGGTTTCCTGCTCCGTCGTGGATACCCGTGCGTACCCGTAAATCACGCCGACCGCACCGACTCAGGCAATTTTGGAAATAGTTTTGAGTACGACAAACACACCGAGGCAAATGGCCCCGAAGAGCAACCACAAGAGCACCGGATGCCATGGCGCAGAAGTTTTCCGCATTGCACGCGGCATGTGCGATTCGTAAGACAGGTCCCGCTCCACCGGGGACGACTTACGACCACCCCACCAATACCGACCGCTTCGACGGTCATAACGACCACCGTTCTTTTTCGCGTAAATCTCCCTGTACCAATCTCGTTCTTGTATTCCCATAGGAGCGAAATATAGCAGCCATCCGAAGACATTGCGCGTCACTGAGAGTTGATGAGGTTCGGACTCATCACAGTTGAGGCGGAGGCTGTTCTCTGCAATGCCATTGTGATCTGCGGACTGTCACAAGTCAGCGCCCTCACCTTGTCCTTCCACTGCAGCGAAGCTGCACAGTCGGTAAGAGCCCTCCACTTGTAGCCCACTCGCTCCAGCTCCGAGCTGGTCACGGTCGTGATCTGAACCCCGTTCTGGCTCACAGCCAGGACGTAGACGGTTTTCCCACCCATGGTGAGCTGCCCAACCACATGCAGGCCCTTGAGCCCGTAGGGCTCCGGAAACTCGTTAACTCCAACCGGCTGATCACTCCCCTGCTTACCGATCACGTTGTTCACGGTGCTGACAGGGTCAGAAACCGCCTTGGCGATCTGCTGCCCCGTGCTTAAGGCCCGCACCTGGCTCGCGGCCGGCGCGCGCTTTGGAGCCGGTTTAGGTGGGTCTGACTGCGGCCAGAAGGCCCACACCACCGCAACAGCTCCAACCGCGAACACACCCCACTTGAAACGGTTGAACTTCACGATGAAGGGTGAGACGTCCTGCGCGGCCGACTCGGCCACACTGTTGCCCTGGGGGTGACTCTTGTAGAGCCCGAAGTATTCCGGCTTGTACTTGCGTTCCTCGGTGCTGATCACCGCGCCACGGTAGCCCGAATGCACCTTACGGATGTAGTGATCGCTGCGGCCCAGGATGTCCGCTTTGCGGCACTTGACCAGCATCGCGATCAGGTCCGCGATGTCCTGGTTCATACCCCTGAACCTCTGGGTCATCAGCAGCACGTCAGCATTGAAATGCCGGTGCAGCTTGAACCACTGAATCACGAAGTCTGAGGTACCCAGCCGCGGGAAAGCGTTGTGGCATTCATCCACGATGAACACCGGCCCCCTGCCGTTCACGTCCTTCCAGGGGTGATAGAAGTCCCAGACATGGCCGAAAGGCTTGGTGCCTGGCGGCGCGGGTTCGGTATGGCCATCGTCGAACAGCTCGAAGGCTTCGCCCGACATGTTGCCGTGCTCGTCCACCTTGACCCGCTCCGCATCCCAGGTGCCGCGCACCGGCAGAGGACGCACCCGCAGCTCTATGAGCTGGCGGTAGTCCGGATTGATGGCGGCGAACATATCGACCACCAGGGGGAGATTGGTGACAACCAGGCGCCCTTTAGCCAGGCTGGTCAGCACGTGAAACGCCACGGCCTCATAGCTCTTGCCCGACCCTGGGATGCCTTCCAAACCGTTGATCATGATCCAAGCCTTACAAACGGAATCAGTTGCAGGACCAGGCGGATCACGATGGCCGCCGAGATGATGGCGATAGCGGGCCCGACCCCGAGCAGGCCCAG